CCGTATGATCTCATGGGCTGGTAATAATCTAGCTGCAGGTGACATCAATATGTTTGATCATGTGATGGACAAAGGAGATCCTGCTGCATGTTTCTTTGCTATTCAAGCATTGCAATATAGATTCCAGGAAGGAACAGGATATGACGGACAAATGATTACAGGTAAACCTGCTGCAAATAAAGCAGATGTATTCCGTAGCCAAGCTGAGCTTGTAGCTGCACAAGGAGACTCTCGTTATGAGAATGATCCAGCATATCGTAATGATGTGATGGAGAAACTTATGCGATCACCCAATCTACAATTTTAAATGACAACAGTTACAGAAGACGGCGGTAGAACAAACATCTACGCCATTGAACCACCTATGGAAATTATGGAACTCAACGAATTGCATTCAGAGAAAGCTGAACGCCTTAACGGACGCCTAGCAATGCTTGGTGTCATCGCCGCTATCGGTGCTTACGCAACAACTGGCCAACTTATCCCCGGAGTATTTTAAATGAAAGCCCTACTACTTATCCCTGCACTCCTTCTCTCTGCTATTCCAGCACGAGGTAATAGTGTTGACCCTTCTACTTCTGTAGAACGTGGTGCTCCTTACTCCATTCGTCAGTGTCCAGATAGTGACGGATCTTTCGGTAAGTATCTTTGCTACAACCAAGAGGTTGGTCGTACTGTATCCCTTCTAGGTGTACCTGTACTTCCTGTTTACTTTGAGTCCACTAAGGTACGTCAGGTCAACTGCAATGTACCTCACCCTGGTGACACAGTACGTGGCACGATGGCTACTACTTATTGTCCAGTACTTGGTGGTCTTCCTAAGGCACCTTTCCTGGAATGATTGGTGTCGGAGCTACTCTTATGTTGCTCGCTAGCTATTATGGGCCCGGATTCGACGGGAACCTCACAGCTAGCGGCACTAGATTTGACAGTAACGGTAGTACAGCTGCACACAAATCACTTCCATATGGAACCAAACTTAGGGTTTGTTATGTCGGTTGTGAAGTGGTAACGATCACTGATCGTGGTCCTTTTATCCATGGTCGTCACCTAGACCTCAGTGAAGGTACAGCAAGACGTATTGGACTTATCCACTCTGGTATAGGCAAAGTAAAAACTACAAGGTTAAACTAATGGCATTAGAAAGTAAGTATCTTAAACCACATAATACCCGTGGCGCTAAGACTGAAAAGGATAAGCTAAAGATTAAACAATGGAAAGACTTGCCTAAACAGGTAAAGAAGAAGGTTGATAAATACACAGGTAAGAATGCCTAGCTGATGGTGTAGCAGGGGTTCGACTCCCCTGCCAGCTATTGCCTGCCCTGGCACAAAACGGGTCATATTTAATGGAACAAAACAACAATGAACTTTTATTTAAATGGCCACGTCAACAATTACGCTACAAAGAGAACAGAGCAATCCATGGAAGAATTATCTTAACTGGGTAACAAGTACTAATAATAGAATTTATGTAGGACACTTTGGAGTCCTAATGATTCCAACATTACTAGCAGCTACCGCCTGCTTCATCATTGCATTCATTGCAGCCCCACCCGTAGACATAGACGGAATTCGAGAACCTGTTGCAGGTTCATTAATGTATGGAAATAACATTATCTCAGGGGCAGTCGTCCCAAGCTCCAATGCAATCGGTCTACATTTCTACCCCATCTGGGAAGCCGCATCCTTGGATGAGTGGCTCTACAACGGCGGACCATTTCAGTTGGTTGTGTTCCACTTCCTCATCGGTATCTATTCGTACATGGGTAGGGAATGGGAACTCTCCTATCGACTTGGAATGAGGCCCTGGATCTTTGTTGCATACTCCGCGCCCGTTGCTGCAGCGAGTGCAGTCTTCCTGGTTTATCCTTTTGGCCAAGGTTCTTTCTCGGACGCAATGCCTCTGGGTATTTCGGGAACCTTCAACTACATGTTTGTTTTCCAGGCCGAGCATAACATTCTCATGCACCCATTCCATATGTTGGGTGTTGCTGGAGTTTTCGGTGGCTCACTATTCAGTGCTATGCATGGGTCGCTTGTTACGTCCTCACTTGTTCGTGAGACTACTGAATCGGAAAGTCAAAACTATGGTTATAAATTTGGACAAGAGGAAGAGACTTACAATATTGTTGCCGCTCACGGTTACTTTGGTAGGCTCATCTTTCAGTATGCCTCTTTTAACAATAGCCGGAGTCTTCACTTCTTCCTTGCTGCTTGGCCTGTTATTGGGATCTGGTTTGCGGCGCTTGGTGTCTCGACTATGGCGTTTAACCTAAACGGGTTTAACTTCAACCAGTCCATCCAATCAAGCGAAGGACGTGTCATCAATACCTGGGCTGACATCCTGAACCGAGCTGGTCTTGGTATGGAAGTCATGCATGAACGTAATGCTCATAACTTCCCCTTGGATCTAGCTTCATCCCAAACTACCCCTGTTGCTTTAATCGCTCCTTCTATTGGATAAATGAGTTACTTTAAGCTGGTGAATGGTACTACCACACCTACAAGATACACAAAAATAATCAATCCAGGTGCAGATACTAAATACAATCGTAAGTATCAACCTACTGAATTTGTATCACGTTACACAAAGACAGTATCACCACCAGCTTCCTGGACTACTCCTTCTGAACCACTTGAAACTGTTTGGGGATCCATGTGGGTTACTAAGGATCCGTTCTATGCAAACTCCACAGCTATTGCAAAGACAGCAGTTTATTCAGGTGGCACTGAGCCAGTGTCATATAGCTATCGTCTCCAAAAAAGAGTAACTGGTCAAACAGATGTTTCTAATGGAGAGTGGTCTGACTATGACAATGTTGCTACAGAAATTCCTGTACTTCTACCAGCACCTGGTTATGAAGTTCGGTTCCAATCACAGGCTCAGGATAGTATCGAGGCCAACAATCAATTCACAGGCTGGAAACAAGTGAAACCACAACCAACCATTGGTAACTTCTACTTCATGATTGGTGGTGAGCTTTGTGAAGGTGATATTTATACCGCCTACATGGACGAAACATTTACTGTTGACTGTGCTCTCAGTGGTGGCAATGCAACTGACATTACTTATAAGTGGACAGTAAGGAGTGGTGGTGCAGGGATCATAGGCAGTTCAACATCTGAACAATGTACTTATGACCTTGGCTCTACATACACAGGGACAGTTCAATGTCAACTGAATGTAAGCTCTGCCACCTCATCAGACAGTCCAGTATCTAAGGTACTGACAGTTATTATTCCTCAATCATACAACAATCTAACTAATTAATTATTATGGCTTACTCAGGACTTACAGTTGAATATTATGTCGCCAAAGCAGGTGACCCACCTTTTATCCCTGGCAACTGTCAGGTGCCCACCAACTCACACGACAACCCAGACAACGGAACAAACGTTGAACGCACAGCAGCATGTCTTAAGACGTCACCAGACGCAGTAGTTGTTGTCGCTTCCTAATGAAACAGGCAGCCTTCTATTTGGTTGCCGGTGTAATTTCCATTCAGTTATTAATGGTAGCTGGTGTGTTAACAGGATGCTTTATAACACAGAACAATAAATGTGATGGTACAAAAGCATCTGAATTAATGACATACATAGTTGCTCAAAGCTTTGCTCTATACGCTTCCGAAAAATGATTAAACTTACAGATGCTGCTCTCTACTACATTGAAGAGAGCCAACAAGTCGAAGCCTTTCAATGGCTTGAAACTCAGGTAGACCCTACTACCCTTGAGATTTTCGGACAAAAATATAGGGACAAACCAGAAGGTCTAGTTGCTAATCCACTTTGTGTGGAGTATCAATCACAGAATGACAATGCTTCTGGCACTGGTTATCGTGAGTGCTTCTCTTCATCCATGGCAATGATTGCTATGTATTGGGGCAAGGTACAGAACGATGATGAATATAACCGTATCCGTTCTAAGTATGGAGATAGCACAAGTGCTGAGGCACAACTTGCTTGTCTTCGTTCATTAGGACTTAACCCATCCTTTGTAACTAATGCTTCAACCCAGACCCTCAGAAACGAGATTGACAACGGTCGGCCTGTTGGTGTTGGTTGGCTTCATCATGGTCCAGTTTCTGCCCCTTCAGGTGGTGGCCATTGGACTGTTGTTATTGGTTATTATGATGATGGCGTAATTATGAATGATCCAAATGGAGAAGCTAATCTCGTCAATGGTAGTTATACAAGTAACTTAAATGGTGCTGGTCTCAAGTATTCTTATAAGAACTGGGAACCACGCTGGGCTCTACCATCTAAGAATGATGGTTGGGCAATGATAGTTAAACCCTAATGGTTTTAGGCAGGTTCGATTCCTGCCGTGGGTATTGGTTAAGACCCTTACGAGGA